TTTGTAGATGCGGTTTGTATTACAAATGTACTTTTAAGATTATTAACTGGTATGCCAGCAAAAGAAGGTATTGATTCACTTGGTATGTTGGATGATGGTCCAACAAAAGAAACATAATTTCCAGCACTTAAACCATGAGCTGCTTGTGTCACTGTAATTGTTGAGCTACCAGATGTTGCTGCAAATGGATTTGTAACTAAATTAAATGGAATAGTAGGAGACCATGTGCCAGCACCCCAACCAAGACCAGGAATAGCTGCAGATGCACCAATTGGGTATTGATATTGAAGTGTAACAACACCACCACCAGTTGCGGTAGATGTGGCGGCAGATGCAGCTGTAATTTCATATGTGGCGCTTGTCGGTGCGGCAGTCACTACATATTCACCATTGATACTTAAGCCCCCTACTGTTGCTATAGGGGTAACTGTATGTGTTCCAGATTGTGTACCACTTGTATCAATAGCGGTACCACCTTGAGTTAATGATAACCTAAAGGTAAGTGCTGAAGTACCTACTACATAATAAAGTGTGCCTACAGTAAGTCCAGTAGGAAGAGCCCCTGTAGTGCTTAATGTTACCGTTGTTCCATTAGGTAATGCTGTTGTAGGAACTGTTAATACGCCTGGAGAGGCTATAGTTATTGTAGCTGTTTGCGGTGTTGTATAAGCTGTTGATGTAATAACAACGTAATCACCAACTGATGGGTTGTAGTTACCGTCAGTCACAGTAACAGTAGAAGAACCGTTAGTTGTTGAAAATGGATTTGCTGCTAAAGTATAAGGAGATGGTAGTGTTGTACCGTTTGTACGGTAGATTGGTGTAATGTCATAATAAACACCACCAAAGAATATGTAATACTTGATGTTGGTGCCAAGAGATAAATAACTTGAAAGACCGTCTGTATCAGTCCATGTCCATAAAGACTTTGCGTAACCTTGGAATTGATCTACATCTACTTGAACCCATCCACCAATTTTTTCAGCTTGACCAGATCTAAAACGAACTTTATCACCATCAAAGAATCCACCTTCGTTAGAGTAGTTGGTTCCTTCACGGTTAAGCCCTGGTCTGTATGTAAGTTTTTGTAATGCCATTATTTACCTTCAAAGAGTGCTTTTTCATCCAACCTACGAATTTGTAAACCTTTTAATATCTTACCACCAGCTCTACAATATTTAACTAACGATTCCATAGCCGTCTTTTTATCGCCACGAAGCAACGCTTGACGGAGTGTTGAACGCTGAAAGCATCCAAGGCCCAAATTGAAGCAAAAACTAATAATAGCGTCAAATTCGCATTGTCTAAGAGGCACGTTAGGTAGCATCTTATGTACTCCAAGCTCAAAACGTTTGAGGTCTGATTTAAGAATTCCATCTATTTCTGCGCTTGTGAAAGTTTTGTTGTAACCATCAGGGAGTTGTTTACCATCACCAATGAGGTGTCCAACGCCAACAGTCCACAGCCCTGCAGGGCAACGGTAAGGCTTATTACGCACGCCTTCGTGATGTTTGATAAGAGCGATGCCAGCTTTTGATACATTCACTTATTTCTTTTCCCAAGTTCTAGCACCAAAATAGAATCCAATAATAGATGCTACGATGCTCATCTCATCACTAGAAAATACAACATCCATAGATTCACGACTAAATCCTGTTGATTGAACTGCCCATACAAATCCAGCTATATCAACAAATACAAGCAATCCTACAAAAGTAAAAGCAACAATAGGGCGGACACTTGCATTAAGCGTCCTAACCCATGGTGCTGCATCGTGAACTAATTTAGCATCGTGTTCATAAAGCGCTTGTCTTTCTTGTGCAAATGTTTCTGCATAAGTACCCTCTAATTCAATAGCAGCTATTTTTTCTTGCGCAATAAAACCTTTTTCAGCCATAGCCATTTGTTGTTGATACTGCATTTCAGCCATTTTGCGTTCATGAGCTTGATCTCCTTTTTGTTGAAAAAAACTTAATATATTCGGAAGCCCCGCAGTAGCGAAGCCAAGAATTGAGGACAGGATGGATAGCATTATTTACCCTTTCTTTGCATGTCATGTTCTTCTAAAATTCTAATACGCACATTTAGTTCGCCCATTTGCGCCCTTAATTCTTCTTTGAGTTTAGCTCTTGCTTCAGCAGATATAGGGCTGTCAGTTGGCACACCTTGTTCTGTAATAAGGTTTGGCATTTTAGATTTAATGCTAATTAGGTCTGCCTGTATAGATGCCATTGAAGTAAGTAGCCAAGCTATTGCAGATACAATAACTGGGAAAAGCATGCTTGTTATTTTTTCCATATTCATTTAAAAGTCCTTATGCCAATTAATACTTATGCAGTACGATTCCACATATATACAACAACATAAGGTTGTAGATTAGCATTAGTGCCACTAGAACCAGCAGAAGTATTTGTTGTAGCAACCGTAATGCCTGTTACTGCAGAAACTGTTGGGCTAGGAGCTCTACTTGTGGTCCATCCAGTTGCTGCAGATACTGGGGCTCCACCGTTATCTGGCCCTGCTTGAGCTGAACCAAGGTTTTGTAAGTCATGAACGTGTCCTGGATCAACTACAGAAGAAGTTGCAGTATGGGTATGACTTACTACAATTGCATCCGCACTACCACCTGTAGCTCCTGCAGTATAACCACCTCCATTACCTATTAATACACGACCTGCTCCAAAAGCTACCCATGTACCAAATCCAAATAGTGTATTAGGGTTAGTAGCCACCGTAGATGAATAAATAGATCCTATAGGATATAAAGCTTGTATTGCTGTAGTTGCAAAAGCTGTGGTAGCAAGTTGTGTTGTATTAGTTCCAGCTGCTGCTGTCGGGGCTATTGGAACACCTATAAAAGTAGGGGAAGATGTTACAAAGGCTGTGGTTGCAATTTGAGTTGTATTGGTTCCAGCTGCGGCAGTTGGTGCTGTAGGTATGCCTGTAAATGCTGGAGAAAATGTTCCTGTAGATGCAGAGTAAAAATTAGTACCATCAGTATAAACAATGTAAATCTGTCCATTAGGAACTACAATAGTTGAACCAGATCCAACGGACATTGTAATGGTTTGACCGCCAGTTGTGGAATTCTGCACTATGTATACTTTGTTTGTTGCTGGAGCAATAACCGTACAGTTAGCACCTAATGAACCAGTAAAAAGCAATACTGCATTTCTTGCTTCATCACTAATACCATTTAAATTTGTTAAAACATGTGTTGAGCCAGATAGCGTGATAGACTGTACGCCAGTAATAGCTTGTTCTATTAAAGTTCCTAAATTTGTATTGGTAGTTGTACCCCAGACGCCAGATTGATCGCCTGTGCCAATGAGTTGAATTCGTAAGCTATTTGAGTAGGTGGATGCCATAGATAGTCCTTATTTATGTGTATATTATAGCCATTTTTTGCCTTATTGACTATTGTTAATTGGGTTCCAAGGGGTGGAATTATCATTATTTACCGCTGTCCAGGTGGTTCCAGATGTATTATTTATAGTATTCCAAGAGGTTGCTTGATTGTCATTAATTGTAAACCATCCATTTGCTATTGCTGAATCTAATAAACCTACATTTTCAAATACCGCAACAATATAATCCATCTTAACGGAATTAAAGTCAGCGGCATTAATGTTTTCAGTAATTAATACTTGAAGGTTTTCTATTGTCAGTTCAATTGCTTCGGCTGTAAAGTTTTCAGCTATAGATTCTGTAAATACTATACCTGCCTGTATCAGATCATTAACAGTAACAGCTTCTGTAACACTACCTATAAATTGTGCAACAACTGTTTTAAGGTCGTCTATATTTACATTTTCAGTAAAAGATTGGTTATAGTTTGTTTGTTGAGTATTTGTATCATCTAAATTACTATTTTCTGTAATTGATTGTGGGAAGTTAGCAGTAACTGTTTTAACATCATCTAATGTACTATCTTCTGTTTGTGATGTAGCAAATGCTGCTGTAGCTACATATGAATCTAACGCTGTAAAATCTTCAGCCCTAGAAACTGCAAACTGTCCCAACAAGCTTGTAATATCAATTAAACTACTATTCTCGGTAATGCTATCTGTATAACTTGTTCCACCACCATTCCAAAGAACAATAATAGTACCTAAACCACCACTTCCGCCTGACTGAACTACTGTAGTGCTTGTTCCTTGAGCCCCACCAGAAGCCCCTCCACCGTATGAGCCACTAGAATTTCCATTAGTTGAGGTAGCAGGTCCACTTCCACCTCCTGAAGCGCCATAATATCCTATAATATCAGTTCCTAAACCGTTGCTAGCACCACTAGCGGTTCCTCCGCCACCTCCACTAGCACCTCCTCCTAATACACCTGGTTGAGCA